GCTTCTCCTCGCCCTCGTCCTTGCCTTTAGGCTTCTCCTCGGCAGCCGCACCCGGCTCCTGCTTGCCACCCTTGCCATCGGCGACCATCGACTTGATCGTCTCCAGGTTTTCGCTGATCGATTTCATCGATCCATGTAGTTCGTTGACCGATTCGATCAGACCATTGATAACACCGGCCGTTGCCTTCGGATCGCCCAAGTCATCAGCCGATATCTTCTCAAGGTCCGTCTTGTCACCGAGCACATCCTGGAGAACTCTCCTGACAGCATCCTTGGCAGTCTTGAGATCCATCCCTTTCATGGCATTGCCTCCTTTATGGCTTATTAGCCACCATACATCTGACGCGCTTTTCTTACTCGCTGCATTCAACTCGTCACCATTGCCGCCCTCCTCAACTGCTACCGACTTGAACGCCTTGAAATCTCGTCGGGTCGCACCCTTAAGAACCAAGCTCGGTTCTTCTATTATGATATTGGTGAGTTGCCAGATACCTTTGCTTGTCTCGTCGGCCGGCACAACAGGTATCATGTCCCATCTACCAGATAATGATAGGCCATTAAGGAGGCCGTCCTGCACCTTTTGCCAGGTCGTATCAGTACAGCGGATTCCGAGGACTGCCGCACCTGGGTCATATGTCTTATCACCTTCGCGCGCTACGAAGCCCTGCACGATATCGCCCGTATCCTCGAAAACCTTATGCTCGATCCCAACGCCCTTTGTTTCACCACGTCCATAGCGTGCCATGAAATCTTCAAGTGCCCTTTCCACATCCCAGTCAGATGCGAAATGGCCTTTCGTATCCGTATCCCAAGGCACATAGAGTTCGCCATAGACTGTCTGCTCCTCGGCATCCAGCACTTCGGTCGTAAACGTCTTCGTACTGAATGCGCCAGTAATCGATTTCGGCTTGTATCGATCTGCATGCATCTGATCGCCAGAGCTCTTGATTATCTTCTCGGCAGCCGTCCGCGTATAGATACCATCATCGAACCAGACAGTAACAAGATCCCAGTCACCGGTTGCATCGTTCTTGCCCCACTCAAGCCGGACACCTTCACTCTCACGGAAAGTAACCATCGCCTGGCGGGTATAGACATACCGATTCGGCTCAAGATTGATTTCAAACCAGGACGCCTTATCGCCACTGGCGGTTGTGATCAGTTCGAGGATTTCATATGGATCGGTGATTTGCTTCTCTCGGGCATGCCACTTATCGTCATCGCCTTTGTAATACTTCTGTTTGATTGCAGACCATGCTGCTATACGCGCTTTTTCATCACGCGTACTTTCGGCACCTGTAAGAGTCCGATAGGTCGAATTGAATACGCTTATCCCTATTCCGATCGCGCCACTCGGCATGCCCTTAAGCCAGTCCGGAGGGTTCTTACGTGTGTATGGCATTTTTCAACGCCTCCAGCTTTATTTGAAGCTCGGCCGCCTGCTCAAGCAGATTATCAAACATCTCTCGTAGAGCAACCGCTTCTGCCTTTAACCGGCTGATCACTTCTTCTGTCTTCTTAACGCTTTCAGCACTTACCGCAACGTCGATCTCCATTTTCGGCCGTTGGTTCCCACCTGGGGCGTTCATATGACCGACCATAAGGTTCGGGTTTTTAGCGAGTCGTGCAGCAAGTGCGGGATCGATCGGTCTCCCGTCCGGCCCCATTATAATCGGTTTGCCTGGCATCTCTTACCTCCAGGAAGCAGAAGCCCCCCAGGATAGGTCTCCATGAAGGGCTTCTAGAGCCTCATTACGAGCGCGTCATTCACTTTGCATATAGCATGACTCCCAGGATGTGTCAAGAAATAGTTTTGCATCGTGGGCATTTTATCCGGATCGGCGCATGCCGATCACTCAGTGCCTTTTGGCCCTGCGATGCGAATTGCCCGAGTTTCTTGCCGCATTTCGGGCATCGCTTCTCAGGCACCTGTCCAGATTTTATCTTCTGCGATTTTGACATCTTTGAACACCGGTAGTAGGGTACAACGACAACGGCATAACTGTCGTGCAGGCGCCCGCGCATCCCCGGGGTGCATAATCGCATCCCCGGTATGTGGCATGATGAATGGCTCCTGCATTGGGATCGCATCTTCACTTACATCCCTGTGATCCATACGTGTCTTACGATCAATGAATGCCAGCCATTCCTTGTATTCTATCTGTACACGGGAGTACTGCTTGAAAGTTGCCGTTTCCGACATGATATTAACTTCGGTCCGGGCAATGTTCTGGCTGCGGCTGATCTCGAACTCGCTAAAGCGACCCCTGATCGCACGTGCAACTTCAAATGGGTTCTGCCCTTTGTCATAGAAGCCAACTGCTATCTCGTCAACAATGCCATCAACGATATCATCTGCGAAAAATTCACTTAGGCCATATGCCCGGGCATGGATTTCGTCAAGCACGGCCGCGTTTCTAAGATCGAAGACGCCACGGTAGCCAAGCCGTAACTGCCCAGCACGGCCGCCCAGGTTATACGCCTTGATGTTGTTCGTATCGATTGTCAGCTGCAATTCCGCAGTCAGGTTATCAGTAGTATCACGGAAATCGTCGAGGATCATACGGCGAACAAACCCCTCTTGACCTGAAGTGACCTTCACGCCATGAGAAGTAGTAATGACAGTCTTGGCGGATTTTTCACCCGCACGTCTCACCTCGTCACGTTTGATCGCCTCTAAGAGCTCATGATCAATCAGCGTAGCAAGGTAAGCATCTCTGGCCTTACGAACATCCTTACGCAGGGCAGCCTGATATATCCGAGCGAGAGGATCAGTCGCTATCAGGCGCGCCCTTGTAACTTCCGCCACCTTTCACTCCTTGCTGGTTACGAAGTGTCTCAGCGACACGCTCATACATGGCTTTTGTCTCATCATCTGGCCCTTCGCTACTGAACAGAGCACGTAACCAGGGCAGATCACCTTTCAGCATCGACTTGACATCCGTCCCGTCAGTAAGGCCGAAATTCATCATAGCCAACTGCGTAGCGATAATCACAAATGGGTAGTTGGCCCACGGCTCGTCAAATGGCTTAAGCGCAATTTTCAGGAACGTGCTCATATATGCACGGCCGTCGTTTATCGTCATGTAGGGCAGGTTGCCGATCATTGACAGTATCTTGGCCTCACGCTCCTCATCAAGCGCATCGATCTCGTCAAACTTCATACGGTAGGTAGTAATCCGAAGCCCGATATGGATCAGCCGTGTCATCTTACGTTCCCATTTTTCCTGACGCGGCTTGACAATCGAGTTCTTGTAGATTTCGATTTGGCTCTCACCAGTGCCACCACCGATATTACCACTTTCGATAATCCCAATCCGGTTTGGCTGCATACCGTATGACCGGACAGCCTCATCGCGGTTGTCCTTTCGGTACTTACCGTAGTCCTGATCCCGGTGCTCGGACGAGAGCATATGCCAGGTGATCTCAATACCAGGTGGCCGTTCGATATACAGCAGCCGGTAATGCTGGCCCTTGATCATGTATTCCAGATGGTTCTGTATATTGGTTCTGAACTTCTCGAGTTCGGCCTCGTCCGCATCATCGCCAGTCCCTACGAGCTCGCCACTTACCTCAAGTGACCATTCGGGCATGGCCTTATTGAGGAAGAATGAGAGGTTACGATCGGCCTGGAATTGGTTGCCACGGATCGCGTCCAATGCCGGTATGATTCGTGGGATGCCATACAGGCTTGATATCGGGTGCGGATGCTTGAACCATATGAGTTCATTGAGCACCGGGTTCGGGGTATCACTATCCCGCTTATACATTGGATTCCGGGAGCCTTCGGCATTGGGATCGGAGCCAAACCACCTGTACCAGACCTTTTTGCCGCCCTTGATCTGTACGGCGTTCTTGCCGTCCTTCGTCACCCGCACCTCTTTGGCCGGCACCCAGTCGAGTCGTTCGACAACTTTGTTAGGGTCGTTGGCTTGCCGGGTTACCTCAATATAGCCGTTACCGAGCGCTTCCCAGTCCATATTGACCATGATGCAGATCTCATCGAACGAGAGGTCCGGGTTACATTCATCAAAGAAGGCTTTTATCTTCTTGAGATCGCTTTCGTTTTCCACACCATCCTTATTAGTGGACACGAAATGGTAGCCCAGGCCGGTGACGTCGGCAGAAATCTGCGAGACGGTCGTCGCGAAGTCTGTCGAATCGAGAAGCAAGTCAGCCAACTGCTCAAGCGAGCTCGGACCCAATGGCAGCGGCTCGAGGTTCCAGGTCTTGTACCTGTTCTGGCTGAATGGATCCCTTATTTGGCGTGAGATTGGCCAGATGCGTTTCTCGCCCTCGCCCTGCATGATCCCGATCGATTCGGATCGCAGGCCCTTCAGCCGATGCTTGCCTTTGTCTGCGGCTTTCATTCTCCTATCCTCCCACTGCGATAGATGATGCTCTAAGATGCACTCGCCGCCGCCTCGTACATGCATGTGTGGCAAACCAGGACGCCATCAACCGATCGCCCGTATGCTCACTCGGATCGAACCGGATCATCTCCTTGATCCATTCTTCACTTTGCCGATGTCGCGGGATGCGCCACTTATGGGCAGCGAAGTCAACAGCCATTGCACGTACACCGAGTATAGGATCGGCCTTATTGGTTCCCGTAGTAAACGGCTTAAGCCGAATACGGGATGCGATCGTACGCAGGCCCTTTGGATCCTTATCCCCCTCGGGATCGTTCATAAGGATAGCGCGGAAGATGTCCTCGGCACCACGGAAGAATTGCAGTAGATAGTCCTGCGCGGAATTGTTCTCGACCATGAACATAACCGGCCGGAAGCCTTTTTGGATAGCGACGAATTGCTTGACGATCTCGACAAGGCCCAGCCGGCCGGCGTAGATGTTCAAGACATGCTTGATGCCTTTAGGATCAACGCCAACGACAAAGAAGACGGTCATATGCGAGCCCATTTTTTTCTGGATACCGAGATCCACACCGACATAGACAAGCAAATCATCGCGGTGGTATTCATTCACGAATTGCTCGTTTTGCCGTTCGGCCAATTCTACACAGTACTCGATATCGTCACGTTTGAAATCGTCTGTTGCACCCTGGCGCTGTGCGATATTCCGCATCGATCGGTTATATTCGATGATACCAACTTCGTCCTTACGTTCCTGGATCCGCCACCTGGGCCAGCCGCAAACCTCACCGGACGGCATCACGACGAGTTCCGGCCAAAGGTCGTCTTCGGCGTCATAGAACGCGACATGGAAACGCGGGTTCTTCGCGGCCCAGTGCATAACGTCATCCTCATGCCATGCATTACCGATAATCCACACATTGCCAGTCGCAGTTGCACGTGAGAGGATCGTCGTTTTCAGCCAGTCGATCATTCGTCTGCGCTGGGTGGGTGTAAGTGTATTGATGAAGTTGAGTATATCGTCAAGGATAATGAGGTCCAGCCGCGCACCCATGATACGGCCGCCAACGCCAATTGCCTGTACGGTGAAGTCCTTATTATTGAGATCTTCACGTTCGACAACGATATGGGAGTCCTGCCAGCCCTGCACACGACCACGCCTACGTTCGGGCCGTATATGGGGGAACACACGTGCATAGCGTTCGTTGTATTGGATTGTCTGCCGGACGACGCCCAGAAACTTCTGGGCTTGGGTTGCCGCATCGGAGATACAGGCCGCGCGGATATTCGGCTTCTTGCCGATCTCCCAAGTCAAACGGCCCATAGAGATTTGTGAGCTCTTGCCATGCTCGACCGGTGCAAAGATGACTAGCCGGTCATGGTCGGTGCATAGCGTATGCCATTCGTCATGAGATGGCTGGTTTGTCCAACCGAAGACATACTCGCAGTAGAAAGACGGATCCAGCCGTGCCATCTGGATCGCATCGGCTTCATAAGCGGCGATATCCTTCATGTCCAGGATATCGGGGTCGTGCTCGATCTTACTCGGCGCCTCGCTCATGAGAGCAATCTCCAGAGAAGCAGTACCCCGGCCATAGCCGAGACCATGTCACACGCGAAAAGGATCCGGCGTGTCTTACTTGGCGGCTCTATCATCCGATTGCCCCTCGCCTACCATGATGCCAGGAAGGTCTGTACGATCAGGCACGTCCTTGACACCCGCGAGCCGATGCATCTCGCCAACATCAACACGCCTGGCGGCAGCACGATGCATGAGTTGACGTGCTTCCCGTAAATGCTTACGGATGGCCGGCACGTCTTCCGGCTTGATGTCCTTACCCACAACTGTCTGCGTGATCTCGGTGTTCTGCGATTGGATGAAATTGATTATCGGCGTTACATCCGCCCGGGTAAAGCCCATGACAGTCGCCTTCAGGCGGATCGCCTCAAGTGCCTTGCCCAGGAAGAGCGATTTAGAGTTCCAGTCCGGTACCTCGATATTTACACGTTCGCCAGTTGATTCCTCAACCGCTACGGATACAGTCCGCTTCGCCTGACTGAACGCGCCCAACGCCAAGGTTAGAATCTGATCGCTCTGCAGTACGAGCTCAGTAAGTGCATTCGCACCGTTGAGGATCATCAAGTCCACATATCGCTTATACACTAGGCTCAAGGCATGACGCACCGTTTCAACACCACAGTTCTCACGGTCCGCTATCTCCACAAGCGATAACCCAGTGGATCGCAGATTCAAGATCCGCTTCTCACGCTCCCACCGCTCAGCATCTTTTAGAAGCTTTCCGCGCATATAATCACCTCACCCCACACATACCTACTACCCGCACAAATGTCAAAACAAAAAAAATTGAGGGGGCTGGTCCGAAGACCAACCCCCCCCGTCGCCAAGAAGCCCTACGACCACGATCTCATAACACACTTGGCCTGTCAAGCACATACTGTAGAAAAGAAGTCATCATATGAGAGGAGCCTAGTCTCCCTATATCTCTATGAACTTCTCTACTGTCTGACCGGCATCATTCAGCAGATAGACCTCTCCGCCAATAAGCAGAATCGACTCCTTGCCATCCCTAAATTTCAGGAAAACCTCCCGAGCCGAACGCGGCTTGCCATCTCCCAATATACCGTAAAGACGAGTGAAGTAACTAGCCTCACGAACCTTGTTCTCGCCCTCCACAAAATGGACAGCTCCATCGGGTTCACAAGAATAAGTCTGCGGATCATAAACACGGACCCGAACCACTTCGTCACAGAAAACCCACGTACAGCCGTCACGGATCTTGAGTATCATAACTGACTCCCTCCGTACTTACTAACTACACTCACCTAGGCTCCTCTCTATTGAATCGTCTCATAGCACACCCGACCCGTCAAGTAGATGTTGTTGTTTCTCAATCTGCCGCTTGAGCCATTGGTTGCGCTGGCCGATCCTGAGTCGCTTCATAGGACATTCCATCTTTACAAATACACCCGCCCACGATAGCCCTATCCGCAACACGAGGTAGTACTCCGGACCCGCAAGGCAGATAATACTGTCCAGCCGGTCGAAGCCCAATACACGCACCTGAGCCGCCAAGACCTCCGACCCTATCGGCCTCGTACTCTCGTCCATGAATGTCACCTCGTAAGGCCCCTCAATTATGAAGTCCGGCCCGATCAACCCGTACTTCGCACTCAGGATGTACCACGGATGGCCTAACAACTCCGCGTACCGCATCGATAACTGAGCCAACGTCGATACATATGCCTCCCTCGCACAGACCGGCCCCATGTCAGGCTTGTCACGCCAAACCTTCAACCGACCACACGCCACGATCACCACCTGCTCCATATACGTCATTCGATCACCTCCAGTACCGTTACCTTGTAGCGGAAATACAGCCGTCGACCACATGAGGGACATCTCCAGGCCAGATCACAGTAGATGTTCAGGATAGCATCCCAGCAATCAAAAGTCGCCCCACAGACACATTGCCGAAGCTCCATAACCTCACCATCAATATCACCACATCGGGCCTCACTCGTTACGTCCTTGTCAGGCATGCTCTCCTCCAGGTCTCGTACCCTAACTCCAAAATGGGCCACCTGTGCCTACTGTAGATTATAGTAGGGGAAGGCCTATCAACTTTCCTACACAAAAACGGCGATTTCCAGCTCTCACACCTCTCTGTTGGCGATAGGCACGGGTTCTCAGGGTTGGTGATGGTTGGTGACTTCTGGTGAAAGCACCAGATAATAGCTGACAATCAGTGAAAGTACCAGACAATCGGCAACGTTCAGTCCTGATCAAACCTACTGATAGTTGGTGAAAGCACCAGATAATCGGTGAAAGCACCAGATAACACCAGATAATCGGTGAAAGGTAGTGAAAGTACCAGACAATCACTAACATCGGCTACTATGACCACGAATTTCAATCCTCATCAAACCTGGTGAAACATGGTGAAAGTACCAGATAATCGGCGACAGTACGAGATAATGCCAGACTATTGGTGACTATCGGTGATTACACCAGACAATCAACAAGTAAACCCCCAAGCTGCGGTAAGTGCCGTCAGGTCATTATCGGTGATAAATGGTGACAATCGGTGACTCCTGGCAAGTTGCCATAATACGGGTTATAGGACGTTGGGTGAACGTGTTGATATACCACCACTTAGGACATGCTTTGCTTGCGATAGCCATGAGGCCAACCATATACCCCCAGGCCTCACCCCTCACTCTTACCTCCCACACGCTCACAGGCCCACCAGGCCACGATCACACCATAGCCCTTGTCCTACCACCAGCACCCTCACGATCGACCGTCTCAGGCGGTTCCAGGGCGTATGGTGACCACGGCGAAGCTATCTCTCCAGGTTCCGCGTCTGGTTCTGAGAGCAACCCCCCCGGGCTTTCCCCCTTAGCTCAAGCCTACTCTAGGCGCGTCTATTAGGTTCTCGGGTCTTGGTGGGTTAAGAGTCTTCATTCCGTCCTTTGGTTCACTTCTCCTTTCCTTCTTGGCGTTAGGCGTTCGCCCCTTCCGCGGATGGCATAGCCGATGAGGTCGGCGACTCCGACTTCACATTGGCTTAAGTGCGTACAGAAGTGGATAGCGAGCATAGCTGGGCGCCCAGGTTCGGTGGTAATGATCCTACGCAAGAATCTAAGGGGTGTGAGGTCTTTTTCGTCTTTGACTATTTGGTCGAGTGCGACGAAGACCTTACTACATCGTCGGCATCGGTATTCGAACTCGGCTCGGTATTGGCGGCTTGGCTCCTCTATCTGATCGTCAGGTGGTGTTTCGGTTGGCTTTTTCATGGGCAAGCCCGGGAGCCTATCGGCGCCTGCAGGTGGGGAGAACGCTCTCCCGGCAATCGTATCGCACACGCGCTGCGCGTCTTCCAGGAAGCCCTTATAGGCGTCCTCCGTATGCGGGGCTATTGGGGACAGCGCGCGTGACTCCATCTGCACGACCCGCGCAAATAGATATAGCCACTTCGCTATCCTCGCCCGTACGTGCGTTATGCCGACAGACTCAGGCGGTACGGGAGGTGGTTCCGGTTTCTTCTGATCGTCAGGTGGTGGTTCAGGGGTCTTTTCTCCGGGCATCTGTTTGTTTCCTTTCGCACCTGATACATAGGTGGCGTTGGCTATGGTATTCAAGGGCCTTAAGATCCATGATGGTGGATCGTTTCATAAGTACGACGGGCCACCATTGGCCGCATTTGAAGCATAGGTCGTAGTCGGGGTTCCAATCGAAGCCGGGCATGAACATCTTGCGTTCGAGATGTCGGATGGTGGCATTTACGAGGCGCATAGAGAGGTCTTGGGGGCTTACGTTCATACGGGTTCGTAATGCATCAGCATCGAATGCCTCTTTGAGGTATCTGTATTTACGGGAACGGTCCGCTGCCATGTGGGGTATCTCCTTTATTGGTTTCGGGGGTTAGGTGGTGTCATTGCATCATATTGATTATCTCGAGCGCTCGTCGCATGAGGGTGCAGCTTTCCTCGGTATGTTGTTCGCCGGAGAGGATCATTGAGTTCAGGCATGCAATGGCACTACGGAGTATTTCGGGCGAATCGTCACGTGCTTTTGTATTCATTAGCGTAAACTCTGCCCTAACGCAGCTCCATTCCTGGTAATTGGTTATGCAGACCGTTTGGCAGGCGATGAGAGGTGCGGCGCAGATAATGACATACGTTTCGCCGTTTCCATCATGTCGGACGATATCGCCTCGTTTGAGGTTTCCGAGTTGCTTCCAGGTCATGGGCATTATTTATCCTCCTTGGTTTGTTCTTCTTGGGCGATCTCGGCGAGTGTGAGCAGGACGATGAGTCCGGCATGTGCTGTACGGAGCGCTTCGATTTCGGTCCATTGTCCGTCGGAGAGCAGGTCGACTTCTAGGAGCACATTGATCGCTTCATGCATACGTTCGACTGTTATATGCTTGACGATATCTTTGGGCGGCAGTGGGGCATAGAGATCGGGGGGCAAGTCTTTACGTTTGAGGAGTATACGTCCGAGTTCAAGGCCTTTGGCGCTGGCGCGTCGTTCGAGTTCTTCTTTTAGGCCCGGGTGGTTGGCATAGACATCATTGAGATAATCATAGGCGTTATCGGCCGGTGGTTTATTGTTCATGACGTTCCTTTCGTGGGTTTATAATCGGCTTTGATTCGGGCGGCGACAACTGTATTGAGTATGTCGGTTAGGGGTTTAACGAGGCTACTATCGATGCATGTACAGATGGCGAGCATGAGTCCGGCGGTGGCCATCATGCCTGCGAGATTGATTTTCGGCATGATCTCGTCCAGATCGGCGCTATCCTCGTCGCCCATCCATGCCTGCACCCATGCGTTGGCGATGCCCTTGATCTTTTCGTGCGTGTGGTTGACCGTTTTGGTTATCCGGGCGACATCTTCGTCGGAGTACTCAAATCGATCGTCATGGTGATCTTTTTCGTTTTCAGGCATTGGGTCATTCCTTTCCCTTATACATCAGCACGCCAACCGCCATATAGAGTAGGGCGGCGCCGATGAGATGGTGCCATGTGGGCGCTCCCCGTTCGATAAGCACGATCCCAGTATAGAGCGTTATGAGCACGAACCAGCGTTCGAATCTGTTACCCGCATGCATTTATATCTCCTTGGGCTTCGTTATGGCCTTTACTCTATTGATCGCAAGAAATCTTCACGTTTCCTCCACGGGCGGTTCCTCACGGTCGATCCGCAGGTGAGTATGGACTTGAGCATCCTCGTCCGTTGTGGTCTGCATCAAGATGTCGCCCTTGCCGATCACGTCCTCGATATTGAGGTCGGGGCTGTCCTCAAAGGTCTCGACGAGATCAGCGAAGCGTTCCTTGATGATATCGAGTTTGGTTGTGGTCAGAATAGTTACCATTGACACGGTGTACACTTTCTCCTCTGGAGTGTTACCCGCCATCACGTCTTCTCCTTGTCGCGTTCTAGGTTCCTGGAAGCTTGTCCTGCTCACGGGCAATGGTTACAACCACACGCTCCCCAAGCATGTCCACTAGCGCATGCGCGTCTGCCTCTGCATAGGCCGATCGATCCAACCGGATCGAGAGCATATGATGTGCAACCCCTTCGCCGTCGATCTTCACTTTTGGGTGTACATCGCCAAGCAAGAAAACAGTCTTCACTGCTGCCATTGTTCGCCGTCCTTTCTCTGCGATGCCCTTGCCAAAACAAGCCAAGCAGATACCCTTTTGTGTCGCACCTGGCTTGCCGCACTTGATACAGGTCTTGTTCATATCAGCACGGATTACTAGCTCACCGGGCATCAGGCGTGCTCCTTTGGTAACTGAATCCGCCGGTAGCTATATTCTTCGCCTCGGCCGCGAGGGGGGTACCCTTGCTTCCTGCGCCATCTTCTGCCAGCCCGTTGCTCGCGGTATATCTGTCTCAGGGTTGGCACCAGGATAATAGGCCGGGTCATGACTGAGCACATGATTTGCTTGCCGGGGGCATAGTAAGCCGGTTCCAAGCCCATCAGGTGCATATACCAGTTTCTATTTGCCATCAGCTCGACTCCTTCCCCGGCAGTTCCTCATAACCGCCATTGCGAAACGGCCAGAGCGGACAGGCATACTCTGTGCACTCAGCCACTTCAGACTCACTAAGGTCTTCAGGCATTGCACACTCAGTTCGACAATGCTTCACTATCGCCGCGCATGGTCCGGAGATAGGGGCCTTGACGGTTATGTCCGGTTCGGCGCCCGTATCGTCCGCTTCCATCGAGAGCCTAAATCCCCCAGGCAAATTGAAGCAATTGCGGTCTGCCCCGAGCCGTTCCCATATCCCGGTAAGTGCAGCCGAGATTTGCCGGAGATAATCAATCTCAGAAATACGCCTACCAGTGACAATGACCGAGGTAGGCGCATTTCGGTCATTGGCACTTGAATGACCGTGGTACATATCCTCACGTTTGACTTTCATGGTGGCATCCTTCATTCGCTACTTCCTCCAATCTGGCGCTTAAGTCGTGAGACATAGCCTTTAAGGCCATTGAAGCGGTGCCGGCAATGTTTGGCGCGTTCCCATGCCTCATCTCGTTCGTTCAACAGTCGTCTTTTTTGATCACGAAGTTTCTGGGCCTCATCTTTGCCCGAGAAGTATTGGTTATGCCCATTCGGGCAGTAGAACGTCTTATGATCCTCCAGCCGTTGCGCTTGCCATTGAACAGGTACAAGAAAGATGATCCCGCACTTATAGCAGGTGATCTGTCCGAATGATACCTTATCAATCCATATCATCTCTCACCTCACATGCATTATTGGTTTGCTGCTCGGCATATGCTGGCATTTCATAGGGCTCGCCCTTCGCCTCGGCCTCTGCCATATCGAGCGCGTCATGGCAGCGGGCAAGTGCTGTTTTACGACCCGCCCGGGTCTTGCCCTGGATCGCGATTGTAAGGACGTCAGCGAATGCAGCAACGACATGGACTGGCGTTTCGAGATCACGTTCGAGCATAACAAGGACACGTCTATATTTCCGCCATGTCGCTCGTTTTCTCTTGGCATTAGGCCGGGTGATGAGTGTAAGTGCATGGCGGATCCCTTGGATGGCCTCGATCTTTTTCCGGCGGGCGTTCAGGGCTTCGTTCGTCATGTCATTCTCACCCTCTCAGTCATTAGTTTTCTCCTCAGGTATGTAATCGAGATTGGCGGAGAGATTGATCGTATTCATCTGCATAGCGGCATCGATCGCACCCCGTACAGTCGAGACGCTCCCCTCTCTGGTTGTCTGATGGAGCCGCCATCCACGACCATGGAGAGACCAGCGGAATAGGACACCGCCGCGGTCCGGATACCTTTCCTGCTGTTGCTCGAGCCAGTCCAGCCGGGCCTTATCATACTCGAGTGCCGCATTGAGTGCCTTCAACTCGCCGACTACCATACTCAGCGCATCTCGATCGGCCTGGGCCCGGATGTACCGGATACACCAGTAAATCATTCCAAAGATAGCAATGATCGAAATACAGATTGGGATCATGGCGTTTTCTCCTCAGGCTTTATCGCTGTCAGGTCGGCATGCCAGTGCGCGACGATATATTCCGTGAGATCGATTTGCGTATACATTGATATGCTTCTACGGCTACAGTCAGCGACCATCTGGGCAAGCACACGTTCCCTTGACCAGTTATGTGCACGCCCCTGCTCGACATATCGTTCTGCTCGGGCTGCTACCTTCATCCGTCGCATCAAGTAGCCTCCTGTTCCATGGTCAACTTGAAAATCTGCCGACCGATACACACTCGGGCGGACAGTTGCACTTGGCCGCCGCCTTGGGGCATTATCTCAGATGGGTACAATGGGAAACCAATAGGCTGCTCGAGAGGTAGAGGCGTACACTTTACTTCGAATGTACCCTCGATGACTTCCATTGTCCGTGGGAACATCAGTCGCACACGTTCAGGCTTACGTTTCTTGCCTCTACCCTTAGCACGCACTATATCTATCGTCGGCCGCTCGACAGTTGTTGCCGTCGAGAAGTGTTTAGGGTGGACTTGGATATAGAATAGGCTCGGATCCTCACGTTTTCTTCTTCTCACAATATCACCTCCCATTCAACCTCTTTTGGTGGTCCTCATGTCGGGCGATTCAGTTGTCATAGTTTCCATCGGCTTGCTCCATTAGTTTCGCACCTCGCCTGAAGTTAGTGACCTGTACATAACGCACACTCAGGATGGCCTTACGGCAATGCTCAGCCATTTCGTTCGCCTTATACAGTTCATTAACGCTGTCGCTAAGGACGACCCTCATAGTCACAAAGATCTCTCGGGGCATAATCACACCTCCTTGGCAGATAGGCGGCCAGCATCTTAGGCTTTCGCCAGGTGGAAAGTATCGGGTCTGCGTTCCGGGCCGATACCCTCCATGGCTGGCCGCCATCCCGTATTATGGGCGGAGTACGGCATAGGATTCTGAGCGATTCAGGCCGTAGTAGCCGCACCGGCGCTCCGGGGATGGTGGGCGAGTACCTCCCTCATTTGGTTATCGTCTAACTGTCCTATGCTCTGCCACCTCTGCCTCTGTCTTACTTCTTACGTTTGCCCTTACGGCCGTTTCCCTTGGGCTTGGGTTGTGGTCTAATCGGGCGTGCCTTCACCTTAGGCTTACGGTCCCCGGGGTTGAATGGATCCGGCTCGCCCTTTTTAAGCCGCCGGTCCGGGATCGCCTCTACCGCACCTTGCTTTAACGTATCCCAGTCACAACCCATGATCTCAGCAGCAAAGTACTCGAAGCTCTCGAGGTATTTGGCCGCCTCATCTGTCCTTTGGATAAGGGCTAGCGGTCGGTAGAGGCTATGCTTCATGAACTCCCACCAGTCGTCGAAGGTCTTATCGGCCTCGTACCCGACTCTGTCTAGGCAATGCGCCCATGTACTCTGCCCGGCAGCCTCATACTTATCGCCGGGCCGAATTCCAAACTCAATGGATAGATCAAGCATCATCGTCTGTCTCTGCCCTTTGGGCCACTTCCGCATGGCCGGCGTCTTCTTGTCCAAGATCTCACGCAATACCTTGACGATATGCATAGCACGTCGACCCAGGAGTCGAGCATCCCGGGCCTTCAACCTCTCGGCCGGTTTCATATCGGCCAGCTTGCTCTTGCCTCTCGATGGTGCCTTTCCCTCTTGCTTAACCTTCACGTATGTCGTCCAGCCGGCAGACGGTCCGTCAACAATGATAGCGGCTCGGGCCTCCTTATCGGTTTTCTTACATCGCGTGAATTGGTATGGCCGGAGTACACCTTTGATCGTATTGCCTGTGTATAGGGTTTGGATCTCAAGTGGCTTACGACCATGCTGCTCAGTCAAGTCATGCCGGCGCTGTTTGATATATGCTTCCAACTTCACAGCCCAGCAGGCGGGGTCGAGGCATAGTGCCTCCTTGGGTGCTCGTATCCTATCGTCATGGAACAGAAGCGCTTGGCAATCGCTTCGCTTCTCGCATAGCTGACAGGCCCCGGCGGCTGGCAGTAGGGCTATATCGTCTTGTTTCCAGGGTGCACTTGTCAGTCGATGATCGGTCTCGGCCAGCATCTCTTTGAGTCGTTCGGTAGGTGGCAGGTAGCCCTCGAACCTATCATAAAGGACGGATTGCCTGTCTTCATTATAGCGGGCAATGAGTTCCAGGGATGATGCGGGGACATCGTCAATCAACTTCCGCCATTTGGGGATCAGAGCTAAGAGTCTCGCCCGGCGTGCAACGGTGGTCGCCGACATGGCAAGGTCGGCCGCGACCTCATCATAAGAACGATGCATCTTAAGCAACACTTCGATCGCCATCGCTTCTTCGAATGCGGTCAGTTGCTTACGATGCATATTCTCAGTTAGCCGTATAACCTGTTCGGTGGTTTTATCGACCTCAAGGATGATCGCGGGAATAGTCCGCAGCTCTGCTGCTTTCGCTGCGGCCCATCTACGGTGGCCGGCAACGATCTCGAAAAGGCCATCGCCTTTATTCACTACATGGATCGGCTGAATGACCCCCAGGACCTTGATCGATGCTGCCAGGGCCGCTACGTCCTTCCCCCTCATCTTTGGCTGCTTCGGCGATGGCTTGATGAGTGTCAGGTTGATCTCGGTTACTTCCATCCACTCGTCTTGTTTCATCGTTCTCCTCCTCCTCACCGAAGACCAGCGCATGGCCCTCGGCAATCATCGCGGTTGCTTTTTCAATGACATCAGGCCCATTGACAGCGAGCCGTCCACATAAGGGCTCACCATCCGGTTGCACGATCTCCATACTAACGTCCGGCATGCCAGTTCCCATAGTCGATAGCATTTCGATCTCGAACCTATACGCTTTTTTCTGGAGCAGAAATGCCTTTGCCTCAGTAACAGGGTCAAGATCGACATCGACTGGCATTTGCTGCCCGTCCGGCATAAGAAATTGCGTAAATCTAACCGCCATGCTCCCCCTCCCTTTTCTTGTCGAACCGAAAGGTCTTTGCCGCCTTGATGCAGTCCGGGTTGTCGTTACAGTACCGGGTATTCATCTTCATTGTCCCAGGCAGCCCACCATAGTCCGCACTCACATCCTTCGTATGGACGCTGATCTTATCATCCGGGCGTTCCTTGCCACAGATATGGCACATCCATGTAATCATGTACTTATCTCCTCAGTACTATCATCCCTATTAACGATCGCCTTTTCCTGTTCCTCATTGACCCAGTATGTAAGTTGGCTTGCCATAACAGGGTCGATCGTCCTGATCATATTCGCGTACTGTGCCATAGCAGCACGCGAGGCAATCGCATAGGCATCAGTTCCATGCGGCTTAAGGACGAAGTACTTCAAGACGAGTCCACGGCTATCATGCATCTGCAATCACCTCCTTAGTGCTGCCGTCCACGATCTCGATCGCTGCGGGCGACTTGTCATCGACGCGCTCGATCAGTACCTGCAGGTCGTATGCCTCTGCCATCTCGGCAAGCATCCGCATGGAGTTATTATCGAGGAGCGATCCGTCCCGGATGAAGGCAAGTCTCAGGGTCGGGTTCGCCATAACCGCCAGGCCTATACCTACCTTGATCTGTTCGGCCGTTCCCGCCTGGGAGAATGGCAGATCATCGAATGCCACCTTGCCGTCCTCGGTAAGTGATAGCCCTTCAACTGGAAACTTCGCAGCCTTAAGGGCATCGAGCCGAGCTTGTCTCGCGGTCTCGAGCTCGCCGGTGGCCTTGCCAATCTCGCCATCAAGATTCGCAATCTCCCCCTGTGTCTTACGCCGCGTCTCCCAGGAGCGGAAGAGCGCGTTATGGTCCCCAGCGCTTTCGATCTTTACCCGTAGGGCCTCGATCGCAGGCATCGGATCCATACTTGTAGCTAGCCTTGCCTTTTTCATCTTGAGCGTGGCTAAGTTCTCGTCAAGATACTTCTGCTTCCTGGCAATCTCCTCCTTGATCTGCTCGATCTGCCTCTCGGTATCAGCTATGTCCGAGACGAGCGTAACCCGGTCCCGGCCCTTTGCCTTGAGCGTATCCGCCTGGGCGACTAGGTCGGCGACTTTGATCTCGGCCTCTGGCACGTCGACATCAGGCGGCGTCCATGCCGCGAGCGCGGCCTCCTCACGTTTGAGGTCCCTCTTGAGGTCGGCGCGATGATCAAACGCCGTCTTCTGCTCGGCCGCATTCGCCTCAAGGTCGATCGCCACCGGACAGATCTCAAGCAACGTCGCTGTCTGCTTCTTATCATCCATCCGGGCAAACGACAGCGGATCGAACCCGGTCTTAAAGCAGAGCGTGTCCAATAGGGCCTGGGGCGATGTATACGTCCGGCCCTCCTTATCCTGCACCTTGAGCGTCCCGCCACCAGCCGCTGTGAATGTTCGACTGATCGTAAGGTCCTCAGTCTCCAGGATCACCTCTGCCTTGTCCGCGCCCTTATGTACCGGCTCGGCGGGTGTATACTTCTTACCCAGGAGCGCAGCGACGATCGCATCCAGTAGTGAGCTCTTGCCGGCACCGTTCTCGCCTGTGATACGCATGACGCCGCTCGGCTTGGCCGGGTCGGCCGGGGCAACCCGTACAGCTACCAGCCGTTTGAAGTTGGATGCCTTAAGCACTATCAAGTGTTGCAATGCTGCCATATCCTTTTCCTCCAATCTTTGGAATTATTTCCATATTCTCCATACTCCTGTTATACGACAAGAGGACAATACTATCCGTGCTTCTATGTACTTCCCACATCGTGTGCACTGGCCATGAAAGTAATCTCCGCTACATGGCTGCCTCATCCGTACCATCTTGCCACAACCAGGACAGAATAGATCGCCAACTATTGCTGTTACCGCATATGCATACCCGGAATTCTTGAGTATACCCGGGAGCTCTTCAAACGAGGAATTCAAAATAACTCTCCCTGTAGTTTAGGTTTGGGCGTACGGCGTAGAGCTGTCCGCGGAACAGGTTGTTTGATAGGCTCGGGCGCAGGCTCCCATGCCTCTTGAATGGCAAGCATCCTGGCAAGAAACGCCTCATCGAAATGCGTATCACAAAACGGATGCGCACCCAGCTTGGTATCGGCCCGCTCACGGCAGGCCTCGCAGTACCACTTGTCGGGTTTAGCCCAACGGTTCACCTGCTCACCGCCTCTCGACCTTATTGATTGCCAGCCGTTCACGCATGGCCTCGGGCAGTTGCGTAAGATTGAGCTTCGTGAGGCAAGCGTTCCGTTTGATCCAGACAGGCACCTTATCACGACGGGCCTGTCTCACTATCCTCATGATCCAGTCCACGGGCGGCACGAACTTCAAACAGCCAAGCTGCGCCGTCATACCTCCAATAATTACCCAGTCGATATGCATGAATGAAGTCAAGACCGGCTCGAGAAGTGGTTCGAAGCATACAACTCTCTGCCCGGTCGGCACCGTAGCCTGCAAGACATTGACCCTATCAAGGTCCTGTTCCCGGGTAACCGACACACCGACCCACAAGTTCTCAGGCCACGACTTGCCATGCACATCAAGATATTGGGCGTACCGACCCAGGCCGGATTCGTTCTTGGTCAGAATAACATACTCATGTCGGGCGCACTCATCGAACATACACATGACCGCGTCCCGATCGGCATTACAGAGATGCGGATCAAATAGGTCGCCCATAGACACGGTGAAGATCACTCCGGCCGTCTTCTTGCCACATGGCTCGTCAAGCCTCCCACGCCACAGTCTCGGCTCAAATGCGCCATACCTAGCCTCATGGAACCGGCGCCACCATTGGCGGGCATAGCAGTAGTCGCAGCCTTTGTTGCAGCCGGTTACAGGATTCCAGGTCCAGTCCCACCATTCATCGCCGCCCTTATTCATCTTTGCCCTCCGATAATACTCGCGCTTCGAGCTCTTCGTTTCTTCGGTGAATAACCAAGGCAGCGTCCCGCATCTCGCAGTATTCGGCATACAGTCGTTTGTTGTATCGCAGTTTACGATGATACAGGACCGAAACGATTAGTAGTACCGCTGCCAAGATCCAGCTCATAATATCACAGCTTGTCATCGATCCCCTCCCGCTTGATATTATTCTCAGGTGCCCAGGGTGCCAGCTCTGTTACACAGTCATGTAATAGACCGATGGCTGGATCCATAGCCCGTTCGTTCTTTGCCGCGCCGGTATCTAAGATTTCGATTACGGTATCCTGTGGCGTCCAGATAGGCGCGGGCTTTTCTGGCCTGATCCGCGCTCCCATTTCGACAGTCATACGTATCAATTGCCCACGCGTTACTGCATGGCAGGAGAATATGAGTACGCCCGCAGCCTTTGTCGGCCGTGCCCGCACAAGAATGAATGCTCGATAGTACCCGATCTTGTCCTTATCACGCAGCGTTGCAAGCCAATGGGCGGCAATCTCATCGACGTTTTTGTTCCGGGGGGTGGTGATTGAATACATCTTACTTTCACCGATCGCATGCAGGGTGTCCAGCCAGGTCTGTGTCGCATTGGTTGCACGCACACAGTTAGACCGTACAATCATAAGCACTTGCTGTATAGACCATCCCTGCTGCAATGTCCCCCACACGAATGTCCAGGCCTTGCCATCTGGATCTTGATAGTCCTGTTGACCGTACGGGCTTATTGGCATTGGCTTACCTCCTCATTAGAAGAAACCAGCCCTATCCGTCACAGATTCATAGCGGGTGTAGTGAGGCAGAACGCTGTTGAAAAAGGAGGATAGGGCCAGTACTAACGCGGCAGTACCTTACAGGTGGCTGCCATCATTTTCTTATGCTGCTCGGTTACCTGATGAATCACATCAATCGCGAGGTCCTTGGGCATTATCCCAAGCCCATCAAGCAACGATGCAGTCTTGATGCCGTCAGGTGTCCCTGCATTGATTACGTTAAGTCCAAGATGGATCAGCCCACTTACCGGGGATACAGTCGCAATCGATACAGACAGCTTAGCCGCCTGCCCGATCGGATCATCTGGCCGGCGAACCATAATATCATCACTCCGAACATCGAATCGCACGCCATTGGTTTTACTGCGTAGTTGTCTCGTAACCAGTTCAACAAGCCAGTATTGAAATAAAGCTGTCTGATAAAGGTTATGCCCAAACAACTCGACGATGAAATGCAGCATCAGGTCGGCCGTTATGATGGCGCCGGCTGCACGATCCGCGATATCAACTAATTGGTCGGTCGTAACTTTGGCCGGTCCGATCCACGCAATGATCGTATCATCGTCAAGCACTCGCTGTGTCAGGCTAGCAATGAAATGCGGTCGGAGTTCACGGCCCGTATAAGTCAGGCTACGCGTACTGAATATAGGTATCATACCTTGAACCGTCCTTTGAACTCATCCCACTTACCAGCAGCCTTGAAGCCAGCCTTTGTCCGCATACATGATTGGCATCGCCCGCAGTTCATATTAGTCGCATCGGGGAGATAGCACGAATAGAAGTACTGGATCGGCGCACCGATCGCAATGCCTGCCAAGATGATCTGCTCCTTGTTCATAGCCTCAGTATAGGACCGGACCTTGACATGTGTCCTCGAGGAGTAGGCCATGGTGGCCCTTGCTGCATCGAGAAAGGCTTGCTTGTTATCGGCGAACGCTTCGGCCTCCTCAGCATTGGTCCCGATCACAACTTGATCAAACCCCTCGGCCTCAGCAAAGGCGGCAGCGATAGCAAGAAAGACCAGGTTCCGACCCGGCACCCATGCCTCTGCCAGAACATCACAGGCATTTCCGTTCATGATCTTCTCGCCGTCTTTATACTGCCGGATCTTCTCGCGATCGCGGAAGGAATGGCCAAGCATATCCAAGAGTGGATAATAGAATGGGAGCAGGATCGTTCGGTGTTCAACCCCTAATGCAGTTGCCGCATTCACGGCGGCGACCACCTCGTTACCATATACCATCTGGCCGTAGTCGAACGTCAGCGCAAGCATATTCTCTCCGCTACCATTGGCCTCCTCCCATGCGGCCCGGAGGTTGACGATCGAGTCCAGGCCGCCACTTAACAGCACGACCGACTTATGCTTATGTCCCATCGTCCGGCACCTCCAGGCCCATTAGGAATATAAGACCGTCCAGGCCGCCTATCGTAAGTTTCTGAAGTCTCTCGACCTCTGCTGTCATCTTCTCGTCAGCCTTTGTTTCCAATTGCCATAGGGCGAACAGCCTATGAAGATTCCTATACACGTCCTTAACTCTCTGGTCGAGTTCGTCACTTGCCATTAGCCACCTCCTCTCGGCTATCTTTGAATTCCCGGCAGATGAAGGCCAATGCATCGGCCTCATCTACAACCCCTTCAACTGTCATTGCTCGTCTAAGCCCCTCCTCAATCACTCGATGCGCATCTGGGACAAACACGAAGACCCGTTTGATCTGATTCACCAGCCGCGTTGTCTTATCATCCTGGTATGCCTGCCAGTCGATATCGGCAAGGACAAGGAGTTCCTTAAGCTCATCATCGTTTAGAACAACCTTATCCTTGAGGATGTCCGGGCCAAGCCGTTCCGCCAGGTCGTTTATGACTGACGCCACATCTACGACTAGCATTTCACCTTGGATCAGATTGAGGTTAAGTGTAAGCATCTGCGCATTATGATCGCTGATATTACCAAGATTGATTATCGAACACATCGATTCGTTCATCTTAAGAAGCGCCTTATATCTATGCTCGCCATCGATGATCTCGTATTGATAGTCACCGTCCTTACAATTCCGGACGACTAGCGCTCCGCAGAAACCCACACGCTCAATGCTCCGGACTGCCTTATGGATAAGCGCATCCTCATTTTGCTTTCGTGGGTTCCATGAATTTGGTTTCACCTTGGCGATTGCTACACGTTCGATTGCTCTCTTGAAATCAATCGGCATCCTTATACTTCCTTGATCACGCAGAGTATATGTACTTCCTTAAGTATCCGCCATTCCCTCATACCCTGACTGCTCGGCACCTTGAGGCCGGCACTCTGTTCGAACAGTATCTTCTGATCGGGCTTCACCTTGACAGTAACGAACACACCGTCTTGATATACGCCCGGGCCGGCCGCAACGACTCTGCCAGTTATCAATGGCTGTTTCACATTATCAGGAATAAGGATCCCCTTCCCCTTTTCCGGATCGCACTCGACAAGCACATAATCCTGTAGCGGTTCAAGATTCATGGTTCTCCTCCTTTACCGGTGTTGTACCGGCTAGATAGTCAGCGAAGATCAGTTCGAGTTGTCTCGACTTCGTTCCGCCCCCGGCCTCCTTTTCCACTATCGCCATCGCCTCGTTAACCTGATCGTTTTGCGCTCGCGTAAGATGAAACACATGCACATCCATATTCGGCGTTTCGGCATCCCGGGCCGATGCAAACTCACCGTAATCGAATCTTGCTATGTCATTCAGATCAGATAACTCCTGATCGCTCAATGCCAGTTGCCCACTCACAACCTCATCGCCAAGGCTCTTCTTCAAGGATCCAATGAGGTAGGCCACATCAATGACTTCCATCTGCCCGTGGATGATATTGAAGTTAAGGGTAAGTGCCTTGGCGTCCTCATCTGTCATCTCGCCCAAGTTGATTATGGGACAACGTTTAGCATCTAAACTCTCAAGTGCCTTCCAGCGATGTTCGCCATCTATGATCTGCCATGCTCTGCCATGGAGTGCTACCTGTCTCATATCGCGTACGAAGATCGCGCCGATAAAGCCGACTTCCGTAATATGCTTAGCAGCGTCTATGACCAGTTGTTTCGCCTCACGTTTACGGGGATTCCACGGGTTCGGTTTGATTGTATTTATCGCAACGAGCTCAATCTCATCTTTGAATTCGATCACGTTACCTTCAACCTTCGGTCGTTGTCTTGTCAATAATCCCACCGATGCGTCGTGCCTCTATTTCAGGTACATCCGGCATCTCGGCAATCGTAACGATCTTATCACAGCCGAGGCAGTGCCAGGCTTTAGTCTCCGGATACCGTTTGGAGATATGCACCTTACGGCCACAACTGGGGCATGACTTGAAGTAATTCGTAAGTCTTATACGCGTATCATCCTCAGGGTTAGGCATCTCCGCTCTCCTTGGTTAGATCGTTCATCAGCCAGGGGTAAGCCCGGCGGTGTGCGGGATCATCCCACAGAATACCACGGGCGGCCCATACTTCTGTCAGCCATGCCCCGTAGTCATGCATAGCCAATGCCGATCGGCTGATCTGTTCGGTCCGGTTACATCTAGTCCGCTGCCTAAGCCCTTGCGATGCAGCCATGTCACACATAGTCTCGGGCGCTTGACGGAGCTGTTGTATCCTCAATTTACCCTGGGATCGATCCATGAGATGGTATCGCCACCAGGCAGTCTCTTGGAGCCATCGGGCGGTGTCCACACTATAGAACGGGTAGCGGATCAATGCCCACCGGGCAGTATAACCAAACGAATGGATCCGGCATTTATAGGTCGCATTGATCGCGAAGATCTTATCAAGGTGGGCTTTAAGTATTGTCTTAGGCCATGGTCGGCCGACTAGATTACGCAGTGCGATGTAGTCGGCCTCGGCAAGTAATTCCTCAAGATATATCCACTCCTTATCATCGCCCGAAAGGACAGGGAATACTGGTACTGGATTGAGCCCGTACTGTTTCATGTAACGATAGTTCTTGATGCTCTCACGCATCTTGCCACGGATGTCTAGTGCTACAAAGACATCGATCGCCGCTCGGTTCTTTTGACAGTACTTACTATACGCTTCGATATCGATTTCACGTCCCGCATTATCGGCAGCGAATGCACCGCAGTCGAGGAACAGCTTTTGCCAGCCCTTCGATTTCTTTATCTGTGCAAGGCTAGTGCTCTTGTCTCTCATACCGAAGTATGTAATCAGACTATTTACCGGGACACCTTGCGGTAGTTTATGGTTTACATCTGTCACACAGTAGATCAGCATGGCTATGCTACCACCCTTGGCCCAACAGAGTTAAGCTGCTGGTTTATTATTGGCGCCGTCAGGTTTAGGTTCTTGATCTCCTCCTCGGTCATATAGCGTGTTGATACAACCTCATTGTCATCATTGACGACCATCCCAGACATCTTACTATGATGCCAAAGCCATGTCCCGGGCTGGACGATAAGGCGATCCAGTTTGACATACACGCCATCCCGTCGTCCAAAATAATCCATGTCCTCAAGCACAGTATTCCATGTTTGATGGGGCAGCCCATAGATGAGTCGGACAATCACCGTAACGCCATGCTTACGTAATGACAATGCATACTTGAATGTTCGATCGACCTCACGGCGTGTCACTCTCCGGGAAATGCTTTTCAACACTTCATTGTTTCGTGAGAGCGCGTTTATATGGAGTAAGCTCAATCCCTCATTGACAGCCTCGGGCAGCCGCGCGATCTTACCGTATTTGCTTTCGCAGTTCAGGCCAGCGGCCCAGCGTTTACGATTGGCGAATGCCCCGATCAGTTCTCTACAATCCGGATGCATGAACAAGGCTTCATCTGCCACTTCGATATACTTAACATCCTTTGATGCGATAAGCATCTTGATTTCTGCCCGGATAGAGGCGGCATTTCGAAACTTGAATCGCTGCATCTTAGGCAGAATACAGAACGTTGTCGCTGTAAGCGCGCCCCAGGTTGTTGTTAGGCGCCCAATGGGATAACTACTGGCAGCCTCAGGCAGTCGCATGGGCGGCATGAAAGGGCTACCTGTCACCGTACCAGTAATGGCCTCCCCTTTCAAGACCCGTTCGACAACTTTGTACGGGCCGCCATCGACTATAAGATCGAATGGGCCTTGGTCGGTGAACTTACTCCACCATCCATAGGCGCCCGGGCCTACCGCTATAAGCTTTTTGCCCGCGGCCTGAGCCCTCGCCGCGCATTCGATGCTTTTCGTTACAGTCGCAGGCCGGATCCAGTAGAAGATCACATCCAAGTTCACGGGCTCCCATACCGGCACGCCCTTATCCTGTGCCAGTCGTTTCTCATCGACGAAATCGAGCAGCGTATCCTCGGCCCGGCACAGATCGAGCCAGCTTTTAAGATAGAGTGCACCTAGCGGCGCCACTTGCGATTCGATATTCCCACAATTCAACTCCCGCCTTGTAGCGCAATTTACCAGCGCGACTCTCACTTCGCCTCCCTGTTGATAATAGCTGAGTAGTCAGCCTCACCCCGTTTAAGTGCGATCACCGTCTTTACCGTCCTCTGCGAAGCCATCAGAAAGGGTATTATGACTAACAGCCTTCGTCTCGATATGGGCTTCCCACTTCTTAAGCCGCATCATCTATGGAGTCCGTCCTCCGCACGCCCCACTCAGCCAGATAAGAAAACAACTAGGCCGACCCGACCTCCTTGTCCTGGCCGACCTAGCCCGTTCGCAAGACCAGTCGGAATTGAACCGATAGTTGGCGGCCGCCAACTAGAACCTCCTACCAAGCCGCCCGCCCCTGGGAATTCTAGCTTGGCGTTCCTGATCTCACTTGACCGATCCCCTACATATCAACGTCACCGGCCCACCAGTTCAGGACTACCAAGAAAAACGACAGCATGATACCTCCTCTCATGAATGCACGAATCTCAAAAACTCAGCTCTTGTCTCAGGTTTATCACGAAAGACACCAGTGAGATGCGATGTGGTTGTCACATGCCCGAGCTTCTTAACACCACGAATCGACATACACATATGCTCTGCTGCAAGCACAATTGCAACGCCAAGCGGTTCCAGTTCTGCCTGTAGGTAATCTGCAATCTCACGGGTCATACGTTCTTGTAGTTGCAATCGGGCAGCGAACATATCGACTATGCGTGCCATCTTCGATAAGCCCAGGACATAACCATCCTCTGCTGGGATATACGCAACGGTTGCGGTCCCTATGAACGGCAGTAGATGGTGCTCACATAATGATACAAACCGGATCCCACTTGAGATAATCATTTCGTCATAGCCTGGATTCATGAACTTCGACAGGACAAACTTCTTGGCTGTAAGCATCTCAATCCACATATCCGCCAGACGGCATGGGGTATCAATAAGGCCCTCTCGGGCAGGGTCGTCCCCGATCGCCTCACACAGCGCAGATATGAGGTCCCCAGCCGCATTCCTGACATCATCCCTCGCTACACTCTCTGGCATCTCAGGCCCCTTTCCATTGTTCCCCAGGCTCCTTACGATTTATCGTCTTATGGCAATGCCGATCTAGGGCAAGCATCTTATGTATCTGGGGGATCAGGCGCACGTCCCAGTCAGGCCAGTGCTGTTTGATGAAATACGACATCTCCTTATATCGTGCCACATATTTCGCCCGGTCCATATACGTTATGGCCGGATCGATCCAGCAGGGCTGCAAGACCACCGGCATCATGCTGTTCTTGCCTAATGCCATCATGAAGTCATAGGCCCAACGCAAAGCCCGATCGCATTTCGTGCCGTTCATGGCATCGATAACAAACTTAACCTGCCCCTGGCATCCGGTCTGGAAAAGCCCTCGCAGTATATTATGGGCTTCCGCCTCTGCCTGCTGCTTAGGCGATACGGACCAGAAGGCGACGATCTCACGATGCGTAGCCCCGGGCATGATTACTCCATTCGTTTCGATATGAACTTCCCACTTCTTGAGCTGCATCATTTCAAGCAACTTCCTGATATCCTGTACAAGCGGCTCCCCGCCAGTAATGATCACAAGTGGATGGAAGATTTGTCCAAGGATTTGCTCCTCGCTCATAGGCCGGCCGCCATCTATGGCTTTCGCATTTGCGGTATCACACCAGGGGCAGTCGAGATTACATCCTTGCAATCGGACAAAGGTTGCCAGGCGGCCGACATGGATCCCTTCACCCTGGATGGAATCAAAAATCTCATTCACCCGGAGCATAGGTCGCCCCCTGTTCCGCTGTCTCCCAAACCGTTACGCTGATGAGTTGCAGCGCAACCTTACGGCTCTCGCCAAGCGCTCTATAGTCGTTCTGCATCCATTGGAAAAGCAGACGTGCCATCAGTTCGGCCGTTGGCTCACCATCTGTAACTATGATCCGTTGGCCTTTACAAACAACTGCCGGAGAATCATACTCCTCACCGAAAAGCAGATTACAACTAGGACGAGATAACCAGCAGGCATGATCACCATATGCCACATGCGCTTTGAAGATCCCCTTGACTTCGGCGAAGTCAACTGCCCGATTACTTCCATCCTTGAAGACATCTTTATTAGGCACATTCACGACAATCTGGATACTGTAGGTATGCCCATGCAGATTGGCACACTTGCCTTTGTAATCATCTAGCCTATGGGCCGCATGCATCTCGCCATCAATAAGATAACGCATAGGTTATTGCCTCCATTCGCCGAGTCACTTCGGCCCTATACTCCTCATTGGTCATTGTCTCCAGTAAGGCTATGATAACCGGATCGCCAGTCGTCTTCACTTTCACGACACTCCCGATCCAGATCTGACTATCGTCTTCATATATCGGGCCAGCCCGTTTGATTTTCGTACGCAGCCGTCGCGGTAGGTTCGCCGGCCCCATCGCATCGCATATACTCTTAGGCGCATTGAAAACATCGTTCTGCATTGGCATATAGGGGTAGGCGAAAATTAAGTCGAGGCGCACCTTAGTAGGCTTAAGTATCGGAAACCGATCGTCACCTCTGACCTGCAAGGTCGCTTCCAGGCGGCGTGCATCTTCCCATGCCTTGTATTGTTTAGGGATCGCGATAACAGGCGTCCCCGTACGATATGATCTCGCCGGGAAACGCCTGTTATCCTTACTCAGAGGTTTGCACTTGAAGATCAGCTCCATACGAATCTTCGACATCAGTTCGATCTTCTCACAGTCTCCTCTGCCGGGGTGGGTTTCAGGATCATACCGAAGGCGAAGTAGAATTTACTTGGCGCATTTCTCAGCCCACCATTATAGCCTACGATGAGCGTACCGGGCAATCCGCCCGGGGCTGTAAAATCTAACGAGCCCTGGAGGCCAACCATCAGCCATGTCGATTGATCGTCCTCGCCGGTTATCCTCATTGCCAAATCACTTGTCGGGAACACGGCATCGAACACACCGGTTACTCCAAAAATCACATTACGGACCTTCACAGGCGCGTATGCATAGCCGAGTTTGAATCCGGCATTGGCAAAGCCTTCGTCTCCTGGACTACCACCGCCACCTGCCCCAACTTTGAGATTATGTTCACCATCATCTGTAAGCGGTAAGAGGTAGCCCAGGCCAAAATCACCCATTGCTCGGGTAGTGATATCAGCATCGTCATCTTCTGGAATGAAGAAGACATATGCCACCTGCGGTTTCCACATCATACCGCCGTTACTACTGTTGGGCTGCGTCACCGCCGGGCTTATGAAGACCAGGCTGATGAGCAATGCCAGCAATAGTACTATCATGTTTCGCATCATGACGCTCCTTAGTAGGTGTTCTTAACTGCTCAAGGATCCGTTCCCGGTTTGCCAAGAACCAGCCATCATCGAGCAGCACTTGAAAGATTGCCGAGACCGTCCGCGTAAGTGATATCCGGCGTCGCCGTGCACGGCTCAAGAAGTCTGAAACTTCATAGATCATAAGCCACACCTTTCCCGTGATTTGCACAGTACGCCACTCCAAAAATCCTTACCTCCTTTCCTACCAGATGGCCCAGTTGCTGCCCATCTCAGTGATGAACTTAAGGACCCACCAGTACCATTCAGTCTTAGGCTCGCTTGCCAGGATCAGCGCAGGTGAAGCACCGATGGCAACCGTCACTAGCACGAAGATGGTAAGTAATCGGCTCACTCTATTCGCCTCCTTTCCACCATAAAGGTGTCAGGTAGCGGGAATGGCGCTCGCTCGAGGCTCCTATCATGATCGAGGGCCAAGCTCTCGTACGGGAATCTGACAAACAGCACAAAGCATTCTCGACGGAAGATTGGTTTCCAATACGGCCCCTGGTCCCGTTCCAGCCGGATCAACCCAAGGCCCGATGACCAGACCTTATGTTCCAAGGGCGTATCCGTCAGCACGATCTCTAGGCTCCTCACCTCATGCCCGTCTTCATAACCCAGTACAAACTCTACATAGGGGTCGTACTCAATGACTAGCGATTCAGGCGGGCAGACGTGGAAGAAGACCCAGTCCCCTTTGACATCCTCGATATACTGCTTTAGTAATCGGCCGCCAACACGGGCTGCCAACTTATCGAGTGCCGTCCAATTCCCACGCCATAGCGAATACTTACAGACACCGCCCATGCTTGAGTATTCCGTTCCATCCTCAAGCATGAACGTAAACTCATAATCATAATCACGTCCGACAGTCGGTCCCGGCATCAGAACCAATAGAACGATTATGGCGAATAGATACTTTCCCAATCAATCACCTCCCCTTCAGCTGCAATATGATCACAGTGGGTATTGTAGTAGGAACACCAGAGCGGATGGCACCAGCGAGTCTTTGAGCGCTTTGGATACACAGCATTCTCAATACCTCTTGCAAAGATTACCATCCGCTGCCAGAAGTCGTCAATATCTTTTTGCCCTACATGGTAGATGCTTCCGATTAGATGGGCTGGATCCTCGTCCCGCAGGAATGATAGGGTTACATGGGCATCCGGTGCAACGTCCAGCAGCTTCCGCATACCCTCATAGTAACAAGCCTCCTGTATCCGATCTTCTGGCGGATAGATCTTACGCACGAACTTGTAGTCTGCAATCCTCATGTCACGCGTAATAAGATCAATTACACCCGTCACTACATAGCCAGGTAAGAGATCGAGATAGAATTGCTCCTCGACAAGCATCGGTGGGAATTCAGCAGCCACCTGATCGATATAGAATCCAACAAGTGTCCTCGCTCTATACTCCCAGTACTTCGAACATAGGCTGCCCATCTCTCGGCGAAAGACATGCATCAGGAAATCCATGGGCAGCTCGACTCCACTCCGGAAGCCGCGGTTGAATGTCTCTAGCACCTTATGGGCGGCCCGGCCGAACATCTGTTCTAAGGATATAACTCCTGGGATTCTCTCAATGCGTTCGAGCTTCCACTTATGCGGGCAGCCATGATAGACCCGTTCCTGCGAAACTGATAGGATCTTTACGAATCCCATATAGGCCTCCTCAAGCTCGATTGATTCAAGATTGCCCCGGGCGCAGATGATGTGTTAGCTGGATGGCCCGAAGAACTCATGGGCCATAGGAAGGTTCCACACCCGGGGACAATCTATCTTTTCAATGGGGGCTGGTGACCCGAATTCTGCACATGGCTGCACATCGGACGGGACAGCACCGAACTTGCCACGATTCTCCCGACCAGCCCCCTTAAGCATACTCTCAGATGTCTCCCAAGAACGACAAGAACGACTTGCCGGCAACCACTTCAAGGCTGTGTTTGCTATCAGCAGCCAGATCCCGGGCAAGCCTTGTCATACGGTTGAAGACATCGAATTCCGTAACGGTCTCAGGCCAAGGCTGCTCCCAGAACTCGCGTGTCAATGCAGGGCCGGCAATCGCTTCCGCATCAATACGATGCCGCCAGATAGTTTCACGCGAGACTTCGTTAGCGATCATCTCTTGTAGTCGCATATAGAATGCCCTATTACTTCCAGCCCAGTCGATCGTTGCCAGGATACTTTCAACCTTATCAAGGGCCTTGTCTGGATCGACGACATGGCGTTTACCATAGGAGCCACCGAAGCCTGGGATAGCCGCAACTGCACCATTAGCACATACGAGTCGTTCCAAGAAACTCGCAACTACGATCCTTGTATTCCGTGTTTCGCTATTCACAAGATCATAACCGATTTGGAAATGCTCGGCCTCACCTTGGCGATCCGTAACATCGAAAGCAGTTACAATCGCATTCACCCTGAGGAGCTCATCGGTCAGAACAACCTTTGTACTAATAGGCCGGCCATTGATTGCAAGTGCTCGCTCAAGCACATCCTCATGATCGATGAACTGACATACGTCCGTCACCAGGGATTGCGCTGTCCGCTTCACCGGGGAGCCATCATCGTTAAGCCACGTTTCAACTCTTACCGTCAGCCTTTGGCCCCTGTTCTTAACCATATGCATCAGCCTATTCGCATTCGTTTCGAATAGGTCGGCCGGCAGCTTCGAAGCAAACCGTAATGGCAGATGCGGTTCAACACGATCACAAAACGCTCTCAGGAATGCTCCCGACATTCTGATAGGCTCCGCACCATGGACCGAAACCATATCACCATCGAAAATGAGATCATCTGAACCTGTTCTCACTTCGATGTCTTCAACACGTCGATGCGATCGCAGATGATCCAATGCATCTTTGATATTGGTAAACTCATAGTTGTAATGCGTAAGTACTCTCATAACCACCTTTCCTTTTATTTGGTCTGTTCGTCAGATACAAGATTCCAATACAAGGTCCAGGCAGCCTTGCCAGCAGATTCATATGTTGTACATAAGCCCTTGCTGCCCTTGCCCGGAGCCTTACCTATTGCTGTGAGCTCGAGGATCGCAATAGTTTTCGCAACCCTAAGCACTTCCCGCCTCGCGCCTTCATGATCAAGACCCAGATGCTGTTGCATCAGCATGAAGAATCTATCATGGCTCGGTCTGTCTAAACAGGTTCGATGCATGTCAACTATCAAGCCATCTCTAAACTTCTCGTAAACCTTACCTGCTCGTTCACTCGTTTCGAACGCGAGGATAAGTAACACACTTGATTCAACAGGGTTCACCACGCGTTCGGTTTTCATATCTTCTCACCTCCCTCGTTTGATCGGCTATCACGCATCCGGACAAGACAAGCTCGCACCTCGAGATAATCACCATCCAGTAGCCGATGCAGTTCATGTTTAAGAACCAACGGCACACCCAATGTCTTACATAGAATTGTCAATGCCGACTTATAGGCGCTACTCAAGTCCGATATCAAAGCCTTAAGACGCCCACGCATATCCTCGTCTGGGATAGGCTGTGTCTTCGTAAGCTCATCAATACGACCCTCGAGGCTTTCGATCCACTCACGGCGCTCAATCATAGCCTCATCCCAGTTCGCAATCATACGTTCCACCATCTCGAATTCTATTTGACGAACCGTATCAGCCTTTATGTCCTCACACGCAACGGCATAGTCTTGCAATAACTCAGGCACACGTTTATGGAATCCGCCAAACGAATACACTCCCCCACGGGCCGCCTGGAAGTACAAGGCAAGCAAGGCCTCAATCTGTTCGTCGGTATAGGTCTTGATCAAGGCGGTCGCGAGTACACGGTCCTGCGGCTCACGGACCATATACTTAACTCCACCTGCTTTGAGATGCCTATCACGAAAACTATTGATCACTCGTTTGATCCTCTCACCCTTAGGTATAGAGCTATAGCTCACCGGACGGGCTTGCCCGTCCGCACCGACTCCGTCGGTGGTGGACTTGTGGAATAGATCGGTAGAGGATATTATACTACTTATACTTCGGGTGTCAAAAATGTCACTTCTACAGGTGCCATTTTTGTCACTTCTTAAATCAACCACTCTCCTTTGCGTATTTATAATATAAAGGTTCGTCTTACCACGGCCTCGTCGGTGTTTTGTCAGGTGCCCACTTTCCTCCAGTTCTTGGATATGTCGCATGACCGCTCGTCGGCCCTTCCCCCTCATATCGGCCAGCCGTTGCAGGCCGGGGTAACATTCACCCTCTCGCCAGGCATGCTGCATGATCACCAGAAGCGTTCGGAAGGCAGCATCATTGAGATCCGGATCGAGAATGATATACCCCGGCACCTGCACGAAACCACGGAGAAAGAAGTCGCAGTCGAAGACGAAACCGATACGCTCGTCTGTAGGCTCGCCATTCTCATATTCCGCTGACGACATCTTAGACCCTCCATGGTTATTAGAATGGTACTTCGTCCTCCTCGGCCGTCGATGCCGTAGACTGGCCGATATTCAAGTCGGCCTCTTGCTCCTCGATAGAGCGATACGATTCAACTCTCTCACAGAGTTCGCCTGTTCGCGGCCCCTGTGTACGCTTCTCATGCACAACGATGACGATGAGTGCCCGCCCGACAAGATCGTCTTGCCAGTTCATCTCGACATTGCCTTCCGCTTGTAGGCCCAGGGCGTCGAACAAATTACTTAACTTCCAAAGGGCATTTTCCTGCAAACTGAAGAAGTCATAGATACGTTTCCAGGCCTCGAAGCCGATGTCATCGATCTTGTATTGCACCTCGACCATTGGTTTGCCCTTGCTGCTCATCTTTTCAACGGCCGACCAAATCCGCACACGATATGAACCCTCAGGTAAGAGTTTATATCGAGGCGAGTTCTCATCTCGTTTTGGCAACTCGATCCTTGTCATGGCGCCTCGCTCCTAGTCTTATCTTCCGGACCTTTCCCGCTCGGTTCGACCTTAGCCGGGAAGATCGCATCCTGGATCACGCCAAATGTTACTGGCTGGACGATCCGCGGGAGCTTCCCCGATCGGTCCTTGGCATCGATCCGATCAGTCGGCTCTGTCAGAATGAACCGCTCGACGGTTGTTTTCTTCTCAGCATCCCGCATGACCTTTACACCCATATAACCGACCAGATCGACATAGCCCGGCATCTCACCTGCAAGCTGTGGTGTAAGGCCCACACTAATATAGCGGCCACCACTCTCATCGTCCTTTTCCGTCTTGATACTACAGATGAAAAGGACATTGATTGAAAGGTCGCAATAGTCACGAACAAGTCGCCTGAGCTCAGTCGTATTCGCCAGGTATAGATCAAGCGATGGTGCCGTTTTCTGATGCTGCTCTAGGAGATCGTCCATATGTTTACGACGGGCCTCACTCAATGAATCGATCACAACGGACTTATAGGTCTTGCCCGCATCCCTCCTCAAGAATGCAAGTGCCAGTTTGAGTTCGTCATATCGATCGATAGCAATTACAGTCAACTGCTTAAAATGCTTTGCGATCGACAGCACACCCTTTTCGACTGCCAGTATAAGTGGGGCAGGTGCCGTCGCACCGAACACCGTTTTGCCAACACCCGGCTTACCATAAAGGACCATCCGGATCCCCGGCCTTGTTTCAGTGATTCGTTTCGCCAGCAGTTCTTTTCCAAGCCACTCCATTGTCTGTTCAGAATACTCTCCACGCTCCGTCATTATCCCCTCCATGTACTACTGCCCTAGCCGATAATTCTACTCCCCCAGGGTATCATTCGTGGCTATCACCCCCCTTTCAGATAGAAAAACGGGCCATAGGAGCTATCGACTGCACGTTGGACGCCAAGCGCAAGTCTTAGATGGAACCCCTAGGCCCGTTCTTCATACCTCAGGCACAGGACACATATCAAACTCATACTCCTCGTCGAATACTTCCATAGCCTCGACTCCGGGCCAAGTATTGGCATGTGGAGTTCGGCCGCAGCCCACAGGGCAATAATCCCACCATTGGAATCCATCGAAGGCCTCAGCTATTGTCACATGGACATATCCGCACTCGTTGCACATCAGCATCAAGCCTTCCGGTGTCAGCATTAGCCCGCTCCTCCTTTGCCCGGTCGAGCTCTGGTTGCAGGTAAATCACTCTACATGATGGACACACACCATGGCTTACTTCTCCGTCCTTGGCCTCGCCTGTCTTCTTACGACACCATCCACAGTATATTCCAGGCTCGAGTTTCATCTTATTCACCTACCCTTTATGGCAGAACCAAAAGATCATACCTATCACGATCACAAGGCCCCCGCACATAATTAGAAACTTGATCGTCAAATCAACAATGTCGAATAATGGGACTATCTCGACCATGATGTTCTCACCTCGCTTTAGATTCCTACCTTACCCTACCTTACCTCGCCTTGCCTTGCCAGACCAAGCCTGACCTCGCCCCGGCTAACCTAACCAGTCTATACCTTACCCTGCCTTACCTTACCGTACCAAACCTTACCGTACCTGGCCCTGCCAGGCCCCGCCTAGCCTCAGCTTGCCACGCTCAGCCTTACCGCACCATGCCTCGCCTGGCCTGATCCCGCCGTACCTTGCCATGCCTTAGCCTGCCGCACCGCGCCTGACCCCGCCTAGCCGTACCATACCGAACCTCGCCTTACCAAACCCGACTTTACCTGGCCTTACCTGGCCTAGCCTTACCTAGCCGAACCTCGTCTTAAGTCTCCCATTTTATGACAATGAATCTACCGAATGGACCCTTACGTTCAGGCCGGAAATCCAGCAGACCAACACGCGAACCCGCATCATCTACCACTTTCCGGACTTGAATACTTGTCATCAGGGTGTCGTCATAATCGATGAAGAATTCGACAGTCCAAGTATCAAGCCGCGGCCTATGCCGAATGATCCGGCCTTTGGTGGCCGGCACCACAACAGGACGGCTATCGACAAGATACTCCTTCACACCTAAGCCACAACGCTCAGGCGATATGATCACACATGCAGCAACGACCTTTTGCAAACTCGCACGACCCTTGCCTTTACTATACACTGCTGCGCCGACCAGCGCTCGTTGGATCGCGATGCCAGGGATGTAAAGCTCTCCCGTATCCGGATCGCGATATGCGGCATACTCCGCCTGCTCCTCTTTTGTTTTCTTCGCTATTGCTTCGATCGGTTCCATGGGGAAGGAATGCATCAGCAATGCACTAGTCCCCTCGATCGCACAACGAATACCCTTATTCGCCATAATCGAAACCTCCTACGTTTAGAAAAATACAACCGGGCCAGGGACATGCGATAGCTAGATAATAAAGCAAGCCACCTAGACTTACATCGACTCGATACTGCCAACGATTACGGAGCCGGCGAACCACACGCCACCCCAGGCCAAAGACGCACGACCGTTAACCCGGGCGAAGGGTTGGTCGCGATCACCAGCTTTTAGGACCGCTGGCCCAGTCGCTTGAATTTCAAGTACGTCTTGACCTTTCGGCCTCTGCGCGGATCTTATCCTCCCTTTGCTGATTGAATATCCGGCGGGCTGCACTCCGCATTGCCTCACACAGCTTTTCATTCTCACAACCCCAACAGCACGGGCTGAGGTCTGTTTCTGTCCGCTCGCCGGTCTCGTTCAGTCGGAAGAAAATATGAACCTTACTCACACGGCCCATGCAAGTCGTAACACGCCTGAAAGTATCCTCGCTCTCCCGGTCCCGTTCGAATTTGCCCATATGGCCGTTACCTCCATTCTATACCACGACATATTCGGTAGTATGCTTGCATTCGCTGCCTTAAGCGCAGGAGGGCACGATCTCATTTCACCTATACCATTCCCTTACCCTACCAGAGATCGCCCCTCTCAGCGCACCTATGAGCGTCCTATCCCCGTCCTTGGCCTCAGAACCCTATCGAACTCTGCAATCCTCGCCGGATCCCCACACAGTATTCATCCAGAACACAGCCCTTGCATTGGCTGTCGCCCGCCTCTGGCTCTCGATATACTCGGTACCCAGCATAGATTTGGTTCACCCTTAGATGCGGTCCTATACAACTCAGGGCGGCAATCATCTTCTGTCGATGCTCCTCACACTTGGCGTCACATATTTCGGCCATCTTGCAACACCTCCACTATCAGTCTCAAAATACAACGGGCCAGGATCTTTTGGGTTTACACCCGCTTGCGCTCCCAGATCCCAGCCCGCTGTTACTACACCGATCCAGCCCTCAGTCGGTCAGGCTGAAATGATACTTCTCGAGGATAGCGTTCGCAGCATCCTCTTGACCATGCTCGACCATCAGCTGGTAGGTATCACGAACATCATCCTTGGCCTTGCCGGCCTTAGCGGCGAGCTTCTCACAACGCTCGATTGAACGGCCCATTTTGCCTACGGCACGTTTGAGTTTATTCCGAACATTCTGAGGCACCCGATTCTCTCTCGTCACCTGACGCTGCGCCTTGGCCTCTTCGCGAAACACTTTAGGAACACAACCGGCATGATAGGTCTTGCCGGTCTCGGGATCAGTAACCACGAAGCCCTCAATGGGCTTGTCACAAATAACACACAGTATTGCTGACATCTCTCTTACCTCCTCGGTAAGGTTTGATCATCTTCTCATTCTCACTCACTACTCTTAAATCGAACTTTCATTTCCCGCCGCTGACGGAACCTACTGGAACACGTGCTGCCGGGCTTCCGGGCGCTCAACCCGGATACGAGGTGGAGCCTTTCGACTCACTTCAACCCCATCTTAGCGATTGCTTCATGCCCGGTCGCTACTCGGGCCGGACCTACTACGTTCGTGTCCCCGGCACCTGTCTCTATAATAGCGGCTCGGCACCAGATCTCTCTTGCCCCGTTTCGGTCCTGAACGCTCGCTTCGGCGTTCTTCTATTCGGTTGACCCCTTCGCACCTTGCTTAAACCTTTCGCCACCAGGCCGGTGTCGCAAGGCCAACGCTCTTTGTGGCCTCTCACTCTCCTCTATTCCCTATGTACAACTCTATTCTATATCAAGATCCATACCAAGGTCAAGCCAATTCAGAAAAAAAAGGATGGCCCCTAAATGTATAGCCCAGACGACATTAGGGCTTACCTCTAAAAACGGGTCTTGGGTATCCTCAGGAGGCCTGAACGTAGATGGCCCGATCCATGGCAAATAGGAAGGGCACGGAGAAGCCCATAAACAGTAGGATGCCCAGGACGGAGAAATACCAAACGGCTCTAACCCGTATAGGCAGTAGACTCCAGGCGACGGGCAAATGGCAAGATGATTCTAAAGGCTCGGGGATCAATCCCCCTATTTCGTTCTCTTGATATCTCTCACAAACTCACCCACCATATACAGCGGGATCGAAGCCCCGATTGCGAGTGCAGCCTTCACCGCATCGGGCAAGGAGACGCCAAGAATCTTCACCAGCGCAATCGTAATCACAGTTGTAACTATGGGCCAGAGTACCCAGCCCGCAAGTACCTTTTTCTTACCGGCCAAGAAGGGTATTTCAACAGCAGCCATGATTCACCTCCTCATGATTGAGGTACATGATGTGGACAGCCCTTTGGCTCGCAGTGCAGGAACCCTCGATAGACCTTTTTCGTGATCGGGCAGCGCCAGTTCTCTGTCTCACCTATAAACTGGACGATCTTACGACCCACGCACAGCGGTGCTCGATGTGGGGCTTTCACCTGACGACCACGGACACCTCTCTGCCAGCGTTCGTATTCGCCGGGCCTATCGAAGTCCACAGTTTCATCGAAGACCATGATCGTCCTACCGGCCTTCCGGAATGCGAGCCCGGGTGTCCACTTATGTTTAGGCACACCGCAAAATGGTTGCCCGTACCAGAAGTAATAGAAGCGCCACAAGTTCTCATTTAGATGCCGATGTTTCTCCAGATACTTGATCACTTTCCTTGCGATCTGCTCGGCCCGCGTGTACCATCTACTGTCGATTGATACGCCCCATATCTCGGCCGTCGAGCAATAGAATATCGTCTTGCCCGCGACTAGGAGATCCATACAGGCCTCGCTATAGTATGCGTCACCGAAAAGGATCAGCACCTGATCTCGGCCCCAGTATTTTCTCGATACGAGCAGCCCTTCGGTTTGCCATCGACTCCGCACCGGTTCGAAGAAATTGGCCTTTACACCGGCCGCCACATACGGCGCCTTGTCACGCACCAAGACCCACGTTGGCACGCCACGCTTTTTGAGCTGTGCTATTGTTCTTGAGATCAATGGCGCACCATCGACCTTGAACAGGTTTTTATTTACCTTACCGCCGAAGCGTTTCGACTTGCCACCGGCCAGGATGATTGCCGTTAGATGTTTCATAATACCTCTCTCAGCCTATTGTGACGTCGAGTACGGGGATACTGATATTACCGAAGAGCGAGTAGAGGATGGCAGCCCGGTTCTGCCCATCGCAAATCTCGTTCGACCCGTTCAGTACAAGCAGCATCGTCTTCGTATCATAACCGCGCTCGCGGATCGATTCGATAGTCACCCTAAACTTCTCGAGCGTATGATCGTCCTTCGGGTTCGCATGCTCTTTTACAAAGCAATGGTAGTCCTCATATACCTGCCAGTCCCCGGCCACTGCAAGAGCTGCGGGATTCTCATTCACCGGAACAAACTTGCAGTCGTCCTTGATATAGACCTTCGCCCTCAAGTCCAGGAGCTTAACCATCCGGACACATGCCGATCCTATCTTACAGCTCGCAAGATAGTGTTCGGCATCCATACCTACCGGCAATGGGAAGGGCAGCCAGGGATCGATCCGCTCAGTGAGGTAGTTCTCGATAGCATGATTCACTGGGCGGCTACCATCATCAAGCCTCGAATCCGTCACGATCATCGGGAAGATCGGGGCGCCTTTATGCTCATACGATATTCGTCCATCGATACATTGGGCAGCCGGGAAGATGTCACGACCGAAGTTATAGATCATACCGTCCAGGTGGGCGGCCTCATACTTCTCGTTTATGACTTTCGATATCAATCGTCCTTCATTCGCGATGCCTTTGACCTTGCGGTTGCTGGCCTCGTGCATATCCTCAAGCAAGTTCCTATTCGACGTCACCCACATATTGAGCGAGTACCGCGCGTGGCCGTCCTGTACCATAAAGAGTCCT